AAAGAAAGGAAAAATAAATGTTAAGGCGAAGAAAAAAGCCAATCAAAGCTAAGACGAATAAGCTAGTAGTCAAAATCAACTTGTTCATCATAAGCATTGAGTGGCACATCGAATTCGGATAGTGAGCAATCACTATCCGCCCCTTGGTGGGGCTTGCTTTAATTATAACAGGTATCGTGATGAAAGTAAAATTTAATGTTAAAAAAACCACAGCTAGAGAAAAACTTGAGTTTATTTTAGGGCTTCTGTTGATCGTAGTGATCATTTGGTTTTTTGTGAGGTAAATATGTTAGTTGATATCAATGCTATTAAATGGCTGCTAGAAAATGCAACAGCCTATTCTATTAGTAAAAATTGTGGATTATCCACCCAAGCTGTAGACAAATATAAGAATGGTATTTCTGATATTATGAATATGCGTTTGAAACACGCAATTAAAATGACAGAATACGCCAATCAGTTAAAAAACAAAAAGTGATGGTTATTTAATCATCACTTTTTTTGATGTAAAGACCCATTGCTTATAGCAGAGAATCAAAAAAACATAGTCATTCGATTGAGGTTACAACGGACAATTTTAATAATTGCCGTTATAAGCACAATAAAAAAAGCCCCCTCGAATTGAGGGGGTGTGTGTCTTATGTATTATAGAGTTTCTGGCCACGGGTCATCTGTGATATATGACATATCAGTAAACCGCAAGTCTCCGATATCACGATCTGTTGGCACTGGGTCATCGAATTGTAAGCGTAGCTGGTTGCCGTCACCCGGCCCACCTAGATAGAAAGTGCCAAGGCGCTTGCCTTTGTCATTTGTCATAATACCCAGTTTTGAGTTAGTCGCACGAAAACCGACGGGTATACCACCGACGTTTAAGATCACCACGTTTCGCTCACGGTCAGAGCCTTGTGGAACGTAGCTGGGCGCACCTCGTCTCACGATTCCAAACCAACCCCAAGAGAGGCCACCAAAGCCGATCTCAACCGTGGAGTTTATACGTCTAAACTCGACATACGCATTAGTTTGATTTGAGTTGATATTTCTTGGTTTAATTTTGACATCTCCAAACAAGACCGACCAAGCGTTAGAGCCGGTTCCGGAGCCTTTCTTGATCCACTTCACCGCTCCGTTTTTAGCCGTGGTATCAGTATAAATTGTACCGATGTCAGCGTTTAGATTATACGGGAAGCCTTGACCTTTTAATTCCGTTCCAGCACTGCCACCAGATCCTACCGAACGCTTTAATTCCTCAAGATCGTTTTTGCTGGCCAGTTGGCTTGTGTCGATTGTCGGGATTTTAGAGCGTGTTACGAATGGATCACCGCCATTTGCCAATTTTGTATCAATCAATGCATCCAGACCCAATTCAAGGTGCTTGTCTTTGATGTTATTGGCCATCTGGGATTGCAAGGTTGTATAGGTTGGAAATAGTTCGTATGCTTTAGAGGTTGATAAAAATGAAGTCTGTTGTCCTTGAAGCACACCTATATCAACCCCAATCGCCTGAATAACTTGTTTTAGTTTATCCATGCTTCACCTCCTTAGAGGGTATTTTTAGCGGTATTATAAATCTGTGCAAAATCGGTATTTTCCAAGTCAGTAAATTTTTGACCAAGCTCTGTCATTTTAGACACGATAGCCTGATCTGCTGATCCTGCACCGTTAGCAATACGGTCTGTGATTTCTTTGAGAGTGTCAAGTTCTTCTGGCACACCCTCGCCAAGGATTGCGGTTTTCACCCCTTGAATTGCTGTTTCCAATTGTTGTTGTGTGATCCCGCCTTGACCAAGCTCAGACTTGTCAGCTTTATTAGCAAGCGTGGTCTTGATTTCTTTTACGTCAGCACCAACGGCCTGTGCAAATTGTGTGAGGTTTTGTGTGTTTAAAGTCATTTATTTCTCCTTTTAAATTTTAGCTAGGTTATATAGTACGGTTAGATCTGGGAGTTCTTCCGTCTGTGGTCCATTTGGATGTTCTGCAATGTACTTGTCGATTTCAGTCTTGACATCGTTTCTTACAAGCGAAAGAACTTCCACGCTTGTAAATTCGTCTGCTGAACGTGTGATTTCCAAACGTGTCGAGCGGTCACTTGGGAAAATATACCCGTCACAAACGACTTCTACCAAATAAGATCCAATCGGTAGGGGCTTGCTTATTTTAAAAGTAACTTTTGAATTATCTACTGTACTCTCAAATGTAGCCTTTCCTTTTTGATTAAAGATTCGTATTGTAGCATTTTTGCCGTTTAGATCACTAATAGGGCGCATTTGCTCGTCCAGTAGCTCATATCCAAAAAGTGAGGCAGAGTCGCCTTGCTTGACGACTGCCCCTCCTTCAAATTGTTTTAGGTTCGTTGAATTAATGCGCATAATTCACCACCTCAGCTATAATAATTCACCAAATCGTCCTTGTCCCAACACGAAAGCCAGACTGGTCCAAATTGGCCAAATTCAAACAAGCGCCAATAGTAACCACCATAATATCCGCCCTTGCCGGTATCTGTGATATGGGCTTCGTCTAGTTCAAAACTGAAAAACATTCCAGCTTTGAAGTCTTTGTCCGCACCGTCCGGCAAGTTGTTTCCATCCTTGTCAACCCAGTTTACCAAAGACACGGGAATACCGTTTTCGGTCCAGTCAAAGCCTACTGGTGCTAGGTAATCACACTTGATCTGCCAGATACCGTTGACGTATTTAACTTCGTTTGCTTGGTAAAAGGCCTTATCTTTCGGTTGGACGGCTGTGTTCGCTTGATTGTTGGTCTGTGGTGCCGTATCAGCATATCGCCAAACCTCGATATAAGCTGGTTTATTCCAGCTGTAGTAGTCGTTCCAAGGATAGGTATTGATAGCTTGTCCGACTGCTCCTTGTGTCGAATAGTCGCAAGAAATGAAGTATGTATCATCGATCATCGCTCCGACATGCCCACCAGCGCCACCAGATGAAGACATATCAGCACCCCATGACATTAGAATAATATCGGCCATTTGAGCGTCCCATGGTTGGTTACGGCTCACACGATAGAAGCCGTTATTTGCGAGTTGCTGTCCAAGTGTCACTGTTGACGGCAAACCTTGAATTGGGATACCCGATTCTTTCAATACTTGCGACATGATACCAGAGCAATCCCCTGTCCCATCTGAACCGTTGCGAGAACCTAACATCGAATATGTAATCAGCCCACGACGGCTTGTAAAACCGTTAACTATAGATTGTTGTACACTCATGTTTTTTCAATCCTTTCTAAAATCAAAAGCGACTATCCAAAAGAAGATAGTCGCTAGTACGAAAATATTAATCTTGGTTAGGTTCTTCATAACCTAATGCTCGTGTACTATCACTCAATCCTGTGGTAGTTGGGTCGTTAACAATCCCGACAAGCACAAGGAAGGCAAATAGCACATTGATAAATACAAGAACTTTATCAATCGTTTGCCCGAATTCCAATTTGATGCCAAAAATATCGGCGAATGCTTGGAATAGCAAGGCTAAGGCTGGTACAAGGGCAAGCCAAAAGTTTTTATTTTTCAAACGTACATTCCAGTTGATTTTCATAGTGTTACCTCTTATTAATTATTTTTGTTTTGAATTAATGCTTTAAGTTCTTTCATGTCCTCGCTCAAGGCCTTGACCTGCTCTGCGAGGATCAATAGAGACTTATTTTGTTCATCGTGGTTATCAAGTCGTCTTACTGCCGTTAGACGAAAATCACGCATGTTTTCGATGTCTTTCTCGATAACGACCATGCGTTTTTCTTGTGCCACGACACTTCCTTTAAAATTTCCATAAATTCCAAGTAAGATCCCGACAAATCCGACCATCATCGAGATATCTTCTGGTGTAAAGTGGATCATAGATCACGCCCCTCTCTAATTAAAGTACTGGTTGTGGTGTAGCTGTCGCCACTGGTTGAGTTTCAAGATCACCAGAAGGTTGTCCCGGCTTCTCTTCCTTCTCTTCTTTTGGTTTCGTCCACTTCCAAATGCCAATCTTACCATTTTGGTAAAGGCTGTTTAATTGATCCAAGGTTTCGCCTTGGTAAGTAAATGGCTCATTTACTTGGATCATGATGCGTTTACCTTCTCCAAATGCTTCGGTGTGGTTTGGATCTTCAATGGTAAAGATTTCTTGTGGTTGATAAGTCTTACCGGTTTCTCCAAGGTCCACAAGTTCAAGACCACGCTTAAATACAGTTGGGTCGAGTGGGTTGTCAACATCGGTCACACGGGCCAAAACGTTCCATTCTGCCACTTCTTTGATCTTCTGGATTTGGTTCGCTTTTTCTTCGTTATCCTTGGTGAGGGCTTGAATCTTAGCAATAGCATCATTGTTAGCTTCGACAGATTTGTCTAACTCTTTCTTGATTGCCACGACTGCGCCAGATGTATCAAGCTCCATGCGCACAATATTTAGCACTGCTTCGACCAATGTCGCATCATCTTCGGTCATGCGGTTTGTTGGCAAAATTTCCTCAAAGACACGGTACGGGAAGTCTTGCTTGATTGCTACCTTAGTAGTGTTAGCTACTGCATCGTATGATTTAAATTGTACTTTGTAATCCATTATTTAGTTACCTCGTTTTTGCTTTTAATTTCTTCAAACAGGTCCTTCAAATCTTTGTCAGACTCTAGGACAGAGCGATAGCTTTCAACTTCCTGAGCGAGTTGAGCTACAAGTTGTTGTGATTCGGTGAGACGAACCTTAAATTCAGCCTCATTGATTGACTTACTAGCTAGTTGGTTTGCTAGTTCCGTGATGATTGCTACATAATTATTTTCGTTCATTAATTACCTCTTATCTAAATCCATATTTATCAAGCACACCCTGTACGTGATTGCCGGCAGCTCCACTAATCTGTCCATAACGTTTCATGATACCAAAGCAGGTCAGGAGATCCCAGAGATACTGACCTATATCTCGTCCACCACTCATATAAAAATGCCGTGAGTAAATACCCTCAACAAAGAAGTCCCCACGGCCAATGTAGTGCTTGACATTATTTTGGTTCATCGGTATCAAATAGGCATTACCGTCATTTGTATTTCCGTGGAAGTTCCAAGGACTACGATAACGACCGTTATTATAGATAAGTACACGGTCACCCACGAATTCTGTAAGGCTTTCTTCTTTACCGTTCCCTTTACCTGACCAGAGCCGAATACCAGCAAATGTTTCATTGTCGTGTCGTTCTACCTCTTTTGGATCTTTATTATGATTCGTCCCGATTACCATCAAGGCTGCATTAGAATCACGAAATTGCTCTGCGATAAATCCGCTCTTCGTCAATTTTATAAATTGAGATGAGTTTGTATCGTCAATCCTTCGAATTGTGCCTGTATTTGAGTATAGATTCAGCGTTCCGTTATCCAAGTCGAAAACTGTTGATCCAGTGTTTGCACTTAGCCTTCCACCTTTGACGTGTTCAGCAGAAATATCAATCGAAGCTAATTGCGTAATAAAGGCTTTTTGGGCCATTAATTCTCTGATAAACGCTTGATTTGCGAGCAATTTCTGAATCAAAGCATAATCAACTTGTAGCTTGTCTGCTGTTACTGCATTACTAGCTAAAACCGGTGTAGTAACCGATCCAGCCTTCATGTGCCCAGTTTCCACGCTCTCGCTTGCGATATGACGGCCCAAAATGGATCCATCAACTACCATGTCACCCTTAACTTTAATCAATTGAGCGATCAAGGCAATGGATTCTGGCTCTTGTACCATTAAGGAACTGATTGTTCTCCCGTTGATGCTCTTTCCAGTGCCAAAGGAAATTTGACTTGGTGTGATTTGGATATCCGTTTTTCTCAACATATCACCAATTTGGTTTGTGATTGTTGTAAACTGTCCATCCACCGTCTGTCTGTATTCAGCAATCTTAGACTCAATTTTAGCCTCTGAAGTGCCAGCTTTATCCAGTGGGCTGGGCCTAAATGCTGGGATCTTAGATCCACGGACTAAAATTGGATTCCGTACCCAAAACTCTCCGTTATTGATAGCATAGATGTAGAATGGGAAATTACCTGTTTTGTTAAACTCAAAATCACGATTGGCAGTGAAATGGAATTCTGCTCGAATCCACCTATCTTTCGGTGTATTTTTGTCAGCAAAACCTTGAGCAAATATGGCAGTATT